TTACAGAAACGTCGCGCGGCCAACATGCTTCGGTAGCGGCAACGGCCAACTGAACAGGCAGAGGTGGTCGAAGGCCCAGAAGCAAACGAGGGGAACGGACTGGTTCAGCACCTGAAGGAATTCGCTCGTCCACGGGCAGCCGCCATTGAACCACGGGATCAGGTACGCGGTCGCGGAGACCGGCCAACTGCCGGGCGTGGTGACGGGGAATGCAATCGCGGCCTGTGCGTTCGTGAAGTTCCGATACGTCGCTCCCCACGACAGCGCCTCGATCTTCAGACGGTCAAGGCCCGAGCCTGTCTGCGCCAGATACTGCGACGGCAGGTTGACGGCGCGGTTGAGCCGCCCGCCCTGCGGGTAGGGTACATCCGGCGTGTAGTAGCAGGTGGCGAAGTTCACGTCGAAGGGCCAGAGCAGTTCGAACTTCGCGCCGGAATAAGTGGCCAGGACCGCCGTTCGGATCGCGTCGATGTGGCTCTTGATCAGACTGGCGAGGAAGTTCGTATCCGCCGATCCGTTGACGGTGGGATCGTCATCCTGCGTGTAGAACGCGGCGAGCGATCGGCCCAGCGCGGTTAGGGCGGCTTGCGCGGTGTATGCGTCGTAGTAGGCCATCCCGCCGCCGCTGCACGTCCCGGTTCCGCCAACGTAGTTGCCGTTCCCGCTTGAACCGTTGAGAGTGAAGTGGGTCGTGTCGGTGACGGTGATCGTCTGGTCCCCGTTCGCTGCCGTGTTGCCCTGAACGCCAGCGAGGATCGCGCTCTGGCCGGTGGAGAAGCCGTGCGGGGCCACCGTACCGATTGAAATCGGCGACGTCCAACTCGCGTATCCCACCGCGAGATTCTGCACCGCGCTGAAGTACCACCACAGCACCTCGCCGAACTGAAGCCACGGCGTGAGGCCGGCGGCGCTTATGATTCCAGCCGCCTGCTTGTAGCATGCCGCCAAGTAGGGCGTCACGGTGGACGGATTGAACGTGCATTGCGTGGTCTGAAGATCTATGAACGTCGCGTCGCCCACGCTGGGCGTGTAGCCGCCCGAGATCAGCGTCGTGAGCTGATAGTGATTCGCGTCGGTGACGGTGATCGCCCAAACGCCGGATTGCGTTGAGCCAGCAACGTGAACGGTGTTCCCGGTGATGTACCCGTGCCCGGTTTGCTGGATCGTGATGGGGCTGGACCCGCTGACTGCCTCGACGAAGCCGCCGCCCCAACTACCGAAGCCAGTATCGGTCAGGGCCTGGTTGCCGTTGGCGAAGCGTTGTGCCCATGCGCCAGCCGCAGTGTTGGCGTCAGGCGGCGCGAGCAGTTCCTGCGAGAACGAAACGGTCATCGTCTGGCCAGCGGCATGCACCTGCGCGCAGAAGTCCGTCAGATAGTCCGTGAACGCTCGATTGAGCGGCTGGGTTTGCGACGCGTCCACCTGCCAGACGCCCTCGTTGCCCGCCTCGACGTCGCCGCTGGTGGTGATCGAGCCAGTGGACGGATTCGCGCCCGCCGCGCCCGTGCCCGCCGCGTAGCTGGAAGAGAATGTGAAGCCGCTGACCGGACTCAGGCAGGTAACCGTGAACTGGCCAGCAGTGCCGGTCGGTGCTGCACAAACACCGATGAACAGCGCGTTGATCGCGTTAACGAAGCGTTGCGCCAGCGTGGATACGGTGTCGTTCGGATACACGGCCGCCCCGAAGGACGTGCCGCCCACCGTCAAAAAGATCGCGTCGCCGTCGCCGAACAGAGATCCGAGATTGAAGCCGCTCGACCCCGCCGAGATCGTGACGGTGGCCTGATGTAAATTGCCGCCCGACCGGACGCGCTTCAACGCGAAGAAGACGCCGGAGTAGAAGTCGATGTCACCGGCGAATCCGGCCTTGCTCAGAATCCAGAATGCACGCGCGGGCGCGACGGCGTAGGTCTGGGCGGTATCGAAGTCGCAGGCGCAGTTGACGTTCGGATAGGTCGTCGCGGGTGACTGCACATCGGACAGAACCGCAGCCTGCAAATAGTCGAAGATGCAAGTTGTGCCAGTGGAGAGCGAGTTGTGTGTGCTCGATACCGTGAGTACCACTACGTGCGTGCCCGGCGCGACGCTCGATGCGATGAGGCGGCGGGTTTGAATCGGCGAACCAGTGTCCGCGTAGGTATCCACCGTCGGCTGCGCTGTGCCGTCAAGCGTGGTGGTCAGTTCGCCGCCCGCTGAAGTAAGCGATGTGCCGACGTAGAGGTTGTGCGTGTACTGGCATGAGTACGTGACCGTCACGTGGTCGGTCGGGTTCGCGGAGATCTGCGCGAAGCCACCGAGGTAGAAGCCTGCCTGCTGGCTCCAGCCCGTGCCCGTGAAGCTCGCCCAGAAGTCGCGGCTGCCGACCGTCACACTTCCCGGCCCCGCAATCTTCAACGGCAGGACGCTGCTGGGATCGGACAAGGTCCAGTTGGTGAACACCGCGCTCCAGGTGCCCGGCTGATAGGCGACCAGCGTGGGATTGACGGACCCGGAATCGTAATTCAGCGCGGGAGCGAAGGTGAGCCACGCCTGGCGCAGCGAGTAGATTCCGTTTGCCGTGAAGTCGATGTGGAAATGGACGGAGGACGGGTCCGCGCCGCCAGTCAGTTTGGACGCACCCGCTGGCGTCAGATACGTGCTTGATGTCTTGTGCATCTCCAGCAACTCGATTGAGTTGCCGTCTCGGCCGCCGCCGGGCGCGAGGTAATTGACGCCGGTTTGCGTGCCTGCCGATGTCGTGAGGGTGACCGATGTCGGCGACACCACCGAGGCGATAGCGTATGTGGCCCCGTTGATGATGATGGGGTCACCGGTTTGCGATCCGAGGAAGTTCTGGCCCGACGAGAACGATACTGACGTGCCCGAGGTGTTGACCGTCCCGTACCGCGCCGCGTACACGGTGAAGGTGGCACCGCTCACTGTCGCCATGAGCGCGGTCGTCGGCCCTATTGAGTTCCAGTTGGTCCCGTTGATGTACGAGGCCATCACCGCTGCGATGTATTGCGGAGGATTGGTTGCCAGCCACATCTGCGTGGAGCCGTTGCCATCGGACGCGCCGACCGTGATGAGCGCACCCGTGTTCGCCTTTACGCTAAGCGTCACGCTGTTGCTCGACGCTGAAGCGTAACAATTGGGATCGGCGGACGCGGCGGCAGCCAGTCCCGAAGCGATGGCTGCGCCGGACGAACCGCCCGACGTGGCTTCCGTGAAGGTGTAAGTGCTCGATCCGATGGTGAGCGTGTGGGTTCCCGCCGGATGCCCACCGTAAAACGAAAAGGTCACCGGGTTCGGATTGCCCGGCACGATGAAGTCGTAAACGACGTTGCTCAGATAGACGAGTTCGATCCGGTCGTATCCTACCGGCGAACCATTCACGGTGAACGTCGCGGAGGCCGCTGCCATACCGGCAGCCGAAGTCGCCATGGGCTGCAACGAGACGGTGCCCGGCGATTCGGATTTCGTGATGTAGCTGATCGCGCCCCACGGAACCGACTGGTATTTGCGGCTGACCGGGTTCTGCGCGTTGGTGATCGCAAGATCGAAATCGAGCGTGACTCCGTTGAGCGAGAAGTCGGGAAGATACCTCGTGGTGAACAGGTGCCCGAACTGATCGTCGGCATCGAACAGCACGAGCACGGCGAAGTCCGCCTGATCGCTGAAGACGCCGCTGACCGTGAAGCCCGAGGCCGAGGCGTTGTTGAGCGATGCGGCGCATCCGCGGCGGTCGAAGCCACGCAGGTACAGCGTCCGGTGAGGCTCCAGTTTGTGGATGGCTTCCGTGGGCACGGGTCCTATGACAGCGCGAGGGTGAGGTCGGACCCGGGGAAGGTTGTGCCGACAGCGGTGATGTTGATGATGACCGGTGTCTCGGCACCAATCCCTGGCGTGCCTGTGGCGGACCCGGTCGTGGAGCCTGCCGTGATCGTCACCGTAAACAGCAGCGTGCTTCCCGCATAGATCTGGATGACGAGATCTGCGCCGACGGGCGCCTGCTTGACCATGCACGTGACGCCGTTCTGCAACGAGACGGCGGAAGTGTAGAACGCCGCCGGTCCGAGATTGCTTCCGATGGCGAGGGTGCCCGGAATTGAGATTTTCATCGCGCCCGACGGCGAGCCGACCACGCCATAGATCCAGTCTTCGCGGAAAGGCTGGTCGCCGTCCGGGGATTCGTTGCCGTTCACGTCCACGGTGAACCCGGCAATCAGCATGGCCTGCTCGATGAAGTTGGCGGTCGGCACCGAGAGGCTCACCGGTGTCAGCGGGTTCGCGTTGTCGATGCTGGTCGAATCCGCCGTGAAGGCCCACGCAGGCGCTTCGACGATCCAGATCGATGTGTCATCCATCAGTAGTGGCGGCTGGAAGGTCAACTGGGTCGATGTGTTCGCCGTGATCGTGCTGGGCGTCTGGCCGCGACCGGTACCGGCGATCACGCGAATGAGATTCCCCACCTCCACGCCGGGCGTCATGCCGCTGTAGCTGTAGGTGACGTTCTGATAGCCGGGGTCGGTGATCTGGGTGACGGAGGCCGGTGTGCTCGAAAGGCCCGACGCTTTGTTGCGAACGACCACTGCGTCGCCCACGTTCACGATCCCGGTCGGGTCCCGATCCAGCGTGAGCGTTCCGGTTGACGGCACGTGCGCGGTGATGTTGAAGCTGGCAAACGGCGTGCTCCCGTCGGGCCTGCCGATCAGGGAGAGCTTTCTTCCGGTGAAGTTGTATGGAGTGGACGAAGTATCGATCAGTTCGTCAGAGACGAGCGTGCTGGTCGAGACGCTGGTGACCGCGATGCCCGCCACGCCAGCGTGTATCAGCAGCTTGGCCTTGATGCGAACCTTCCCGACATAGGGCGATGGCAACGCCCACGTCGAGCGCAGCACCGGGCCGCCGAACGTGATCGACCCGGGCGTGTAGATATCGCCCGTACCAGCGGTCAATGTGCCGGTTGCCTGCGCACAGATCAGGTCGGGCTGCGTTCCGACGAACAACACGTAAGAAGCGAGGCCCGCGACTGCTGGCCATGTGATGTTGTCGAGCGTGAACGTGCCGCCCGACGCCGTCCCGGTTCCGATGAAGGCGATGTTGGATGGAACCGAAGGAATGCCGTTCGAATCGATGGCGCAGACTGCAACCCACAGGGTGATGTCGGCCGGCAGCGAACCTCCCGTTGTGCCCTGCGAGATCGATCCAATGCCGGGCGCTCCGGCTCCGGTGGCGCTGAACTCGTTCACTGGAAGCTTGCCGGTGAGTATTAGGCTCGCCAGCGCGCTGCCGTCGGCGAGCGTGGTGTATTCCTGATCGGAATCGAACGTCCACTCGCCGGGGAACAGCGCATCGCTCGAAGATGCCTGCACCTGGTACGGTGCCCACACCGGCCCGAGAGGTATTTGGTAGAATAGCGCAGGCATGGGCGCAGGAACCACGTCCATCGGCTTCGGCCCGACATCGAGGTCGTACATAGAAGCCGTGACGGTCTGGGCCTCGATCTGCACCGACCAGTCCTTCTTCAGGCTCCAGCGCTGGATGCGGAAGCACATCGTGATCACCTGGAAAGGCAGGCCGCTTCCGCTCGGCGGCGCTGGCGACGTGGTGATCGTCGAGCCATCGCTGGCGACAGCGGTGATCGTCACTTGGGAGCCGCCGATCAGGATCACCTTGTTGACCAGTTCCGAATCGCCCGTTGAGGTTCCCGCATAGGTCCACGTATCGCCGCTCACCCATGTGGCCGTGCTGCCGGAGACGTTGCAGGTGCCGTGGACGCCGGGAATCTCCGGGTGCGTCATCGACACCACCTGCCCGACCTCATTGCCAAGGCCCAGCAAGGTGGTCTGCCATGCCGCCGTTCGCGCGTCGCGCCACTCCGCAGGAGTCACGCCGCCGACCTCTTCGCGCGTGCGTGTGGCCGCGATCCGAAGGGCCTGGCTCAGCGTCGAGCATCCCACCGAATGCATCTGGGTCGTGAGCGGAGACCCGGCGCGTCCGTAGTAGGCTGCGTGGCTCTTGTCGCAATACTCAGCCGTGTTCGCCTGGTATTGATAGGCAACGTCTGCGAACGAAATCACGAGGTGCTCGAAGCCAGACTGAATCGGCGTGAGGCGCAGGGTTTGAAACAGCGAGTTGGCGAGCGTATAAGCATCCGCCGCACTGGCGTTGATCCGGCACCCAAGTTTCAGTTGTCCGAACTCCCAGGTGTAGAAGCCCAGACAGCAATTGAGCACTTCGGTCATCCAGTCGCGAAACGGTTTCTGGCTGCTGAGGATTCCCTGAAACTGGAACTGCGTCTCGGTCCCGCCGCCGAGGATTGCCGCTACGTTGTCGGCTGCGATCTCGGCCGCGCCGCTACCGTCGCCCACAATCAGCGACGGCAGCACGAACGTGGCGAGTTGGGCGGAAGACGCCGGGCCGGAGCCGCCAGCGGGGTTCGAGCCGGTGGACGGGTCGCCATACAAACCCATCGCGCGCAGCAGCATGTTCACTGCAATCCAAAACGGATTGATCAGTCCTCTCAGCGCCGTCCGGTTGCCGCTCTGGTCCCATGTCCAGCCCCACATTCCGTAATCAATCGGAACGGTCATCTGGTGCTGGTCGGGCGTGCTCGGCTGAATCGTGGTGGACTTGACGATGCGGATCTCGCACGCAGCCGTGCCCGCCGCGTAGACGTTCGGCTCCCAGACTTGCGGCGACCCTTGCCCTAGCGAGAAGTAATCGTTGGTGGAAACCGCTGGGTCGCTGCCGTAGACGTACCGCAGCCCGTATCCCGGCTGGTATTTCGTGATGTTCAGGTTGCCATTCACCTGAAGACCCTGCCAGAGATAGCCATCGACCATCGGAGCCACCACGTACCGGTAGCCGTCGGCATTCGTGACGACCATCGACGCCGTGAATCCGCCCAGAGGCCCGGCTCCGAGAATGCCGAGCGAATCTGCATAGCCCGATTCATCGCGGTAGTCCACCATCATCGCGGTAGCGAGGAAAGCGAAGAGCGGATTGCCGCCGCTGTTGCACCAGATCTCCGGGAGCGCCAGCCCCCAGACCGTATCCGAAATGATCGAGGTTGCCGTGACAGTGTTGCGGCCGAAGCCGAGGAAGCCGGTGGAATCGTCTTTGATGACGACGCCCTGCGGGTCGGCCTGGTGCCCGCCGAAGTATGGCGACATGCCGTGCACCTGGCAGCCGTTCGCCGATTCGAGGTAATAGTCGCAACTGGTGGGATCGCCGCCCGCCGCCGTCACCGCCGCGCTGCTGTGGCCTCGTGTGGCCCACGGGCAGTTGACGCCGTCGTTGTAGGTCTTCCAGCACTGGCGGCTCACCTGCCGCTCCGGGTACTGATTCATGATCTGGAAGAAGCCATCGGAGCATGTCACCGGGAAAACGGGCGTGCCGTCGCTGGTGAAGTTCTGGATGACGCCCGCCCAGAGTTGGAGCAGAATCCCGGAGTTGACGTGGAACAGGCAGAGGTCGATTTCGGCGTACTTCAGGTCGGTGTCGTTGGCGAGTTGCGTCATCACGCGGTCGCCGTTGCCGAACGTGAAGCGGACGTTGTCCGAGGTGCCTTTGATGTCCTGGGAAATCAGGACGTCAGAGCCGGGCTCGCCGATTGAGATCAGGCGCGGCAGGTAGAGTTGCCCGCCTATCGTGACACGCCGGTCCGAGAGATAAATGTCCGGCACCGCGGATTCGCGCACGCGGATATGGAGCAGCGGTATGATCTGCTGGACTTCCGAAAGCAGCGCCGTCGAGAGCGTGCTCGACGGGAACCGCGTGCAGGTGGAACTGATCGTGTAGGAAGGTGCTGCTGTTGGATCGACGACCTCGATCAAGTTCAATCCGACCTGCACCGCGTTGCGCAGGTATTCGAACGAGACCGGCACCTGCTCGAACGTCACGAGCACGCTGCTGGTCGTTCCATCGGGGCTGGGGACGGTGTAGGTGAACGCCTTCCACGGCCCCTGCATCGACTCCCAGAAAGCTTTAAGCTGGTTGGCTTCGGTCCAGCCGAGGTTCGGACGTTTGAACTGGAACTTGCGCGGGCCGATGCCGACGTAATACCGCTGCTCCTGCTTCGCGTCGAGGCTGCCGAAGCGGTGGACGATCACCGGGCGCTCGACGGAGAATCCGAATGGGTATTGTGTCGTGAGCGGAAATGTCTGGCCGGAGTTGATCACCGTGGGGACGGTGATGCGACCGATGGTATCGGACATAGTGTTGGGTGCCCTGTTTCAGGCGACTTCGACGAGTTCGATCTGCGGAATGACGGGCCGGGCGAGGCTTCGAGCCAGTTCAGTCTAGAGTTTGGTACGGTGCCGCCCTGTGCGGCCGTTGTAAACGTACTCAATCAACAGACGGCCCCGCACTCCTTGGGGAAACGCGTCTTGTTGCGGAAGCGACGACAGAGGGACGTAGCTGGCGATTTCTCTCTTGGGTGGGATGAGAACCGCCATATCCTTCCACTGGTCTCCGAATTTCACTTCGTACGCTCTACGATACTTTTGCGAACGGAGGGCGTTGGCGTAAACAGGAAGCCTGCCGGTATTCTCGAATACGCACCGAACAATAAAAAGCGCATCTGACCCATGGTTGTGAAATCGCAACCACAGGCACGCCTTGTAGTGGTCGCCCGGGCCCTCGGCGTGAAAGGGTTCGAAGGACGATCCAATTCCGATGTCAGTCAGGTTGCGGGGCAGGAACTCGCCGACTCCATTTACAATTCCTATGGCTCCCGCGGCCACGAGGCTTCCGAGCGCTCCGATACCGATTTCGACCAACGTATCTGAGCTCAACGTTCGGCGCTCCGGATGAGATTGAGCAGGGCGAAGGACCGTTCTGGACCTGATCTCTCAGCCGTTCTTCGTACCTTCTCTTCCAGGACTTGGCGAATCTCCCGAAACTCCAAGGTGTCGGTCCATAAATCCCGCACGGCGCGGTCAGAGTAGCGCGGGTGCGCCGTTAGATGGCCCACGTCGAGCAAGATGTCCGTCAATTCGCCGATCATGGTCGGTTTGCTCCATCCCTCGAAGTTGTGAAAATCGAGGATGAAGGTCCAGATTGACTGGACGTGCGTACTGCCGGTCTGCAAGCGTTCGTCTACCGTCAACAGCGCGCTCAGACAGAGATACCGGTACAATCCAGAACCTTCGAGAAAATATGTGCGCGAAATTCTGGGTCCCAAATCGGAGACTTCCGGCAATTGCGGAGCGCTGCAAATCTGTTCCAGGAACCATTCGTGAACGTGCACGGGCAGGCTGTCGAGGTCCGCGACTGTCAGGCTCAGGTAGGCTTTCAACAGATCTGCTCGGCTGACCGTCCCTTGAGGGGCAGTCTCCTGTTGTTCCATGGCCGCATCAAGGGAATGGCGCGCCCACTCCGGATCTGTATCCGCACGCGGGGCGTCTAACTGCTCGATGTACTTAGAGGTAACGAAAGTTAAGAGATCCATGCTACTCCAGAATGTGCGCAATCTTCCGGCCGCCACCCGCCGACGTCGTGGCATGGCATGTTCGGAGTAAGCTGGCCAGCGCCGCATTCGTCAAGCGGCGGGTACCGGACGCGTGCAGATGAGGCCCAATTAGGTCCAGAAAATGAGTCTTCCATTGCGACTCCTGGAACTGTTCGCCAACCACGGCTACCCATTCACAGCCCCGAATCCGCGAAGAGAACGTGGGCCGCTGGCTCGGTCCCTGCGACTGCATTCCCGCCCAGTCCGAAACTACGAACCAGTGATCCTGAGACAGACTGACATAATTCTTGTTGTACTGGTCGGGACGAAAGTATGTGACGTCTATCTGGAAGCTGCGACGAAAGGCGTTCCGCAGGAGACGATTCGCTCTGTCCGCGTGAATCGTCGTCGTCAGCAATCGATATAGATAAGTGCTGTAGGTAATCCAGTCCTGATAGAGATCGATGCCCCTGGGGTCTATAGCGTCAAAAGCCCTCAACAAGGGCGCATCGTCGATCCAGCCGAGTACGCCGATGCGCCCGTACATCATTGTGGAATATGGGTTCGCCAGCGGCGTCACATATACGCCATCGCCCCAGGTGAAGCCCGGCGAACTGGATATCACAAGTTGCTTACTATTCAGGAAACCGGACAAAAACGCTGGGTTGAAATACTTAACGACCCAGATTCGCTTGGCTTCGCTGAACTGCGCATCGAAGCGAACCGTGGACTGATCGATCCACGAACGGATCTCCTTCTCCAGCTTGTCGAGAGTTCGCCCGTTCATCTGTCGACTAGCGCCTTTGACCTAGGTCGCCCCAAACGTCTGACTGACTCGAATAGGGTTTGGTTGGGCGAAAAGGAGTCGGCTGCATGGGCGTGTGGCTCGGAGGGGAAAACGACCTGTTCAAGCACCAACTGTCTATTTCGACCACTTCAACCTGACCCGGCGGCAAGTATACGGAAACAGAATTTGCCGTCATCAAATTCTGAACCCGCGAAAAGGGATCAGCCACCTCGAACACCGATCCAGCTGGTATCGTCACGGAGATCGGCCCGGCGGTCGGGTTCGACAACTTCATCCGTACGTGGTATGCCATCAGAATCCCTCCAAGGATTCGATGCGGACCTCTCCCGCCCTCAATCGTGAGAGAAGATCATTGGGATCGGCGGCATGCTGGATCTCAAAGCCAAGGTACTCTGGCTTTAGCAGCGTGATCTCCCCGGACTCAGCAGAGTGCTCTGCGCTGCGCTCCAAAGAGCTCGATAACAGGAAGTTGGCTCCCCCGATTCCGATATACTCTTCCCCAAGGTAAGGCGCATAGTGCTGCCTTGCCAGGGATCGGAGTTCGTCGCGGCTGGAATACCGTACGGATGTTCCCCTGCCGCTTTCCTCGATCTGCTGGGGTGGCTCCTCCTTCGGATCTTCAATCGCGGCGATGCGTTCATGAAGCTGGTGAATACGACGCGCGGCCTCAAAGAGGTGCGTCGGCGGGTGGAACTGCAGACCCTCTGCAAATCGCCCCCAGAAAGACGCGGGGATTTCTTCGCGATAGAAGCCTTCAAAAATCCCAGAAAGCTGAGTTCTGGCGACCTCCGCCTGTGCCTCCAGCGTTCTCAGATCGGAGTCGATGAATCTCGAAACCGCGCTGCGGTACTGATCCAAGGTCTCCTGCTGTATCTTGCCATCCCAGGTAAGCCTCCCTGGTGCCATGTTGAGGCCGAGTTCTCGATGCCACGCAACGATCACCCTCGCAAAGGCCTCTGCCTCTCGAAGGAAGTATGCTCTTTCACGGTCTGGAATTGGCATTCTCGTGCTCCTGATCCTGTTGCGACTGCCAATTTATTTTAATCGATCTCATCGGGCACTCGGATGGAGGTGCGCCGCCTACCCCACCACCAGCCCCGGCTGCTGCACCATGGCGCTGTTCGAGAGCCCTCCGTTGCTCGCGCTCGGCGCGCTCGATCCGCGTTTCGGAAGTCGGCCATTAAGGTAAACGCTTAGGCCGCGCGGTACTGAATCGTCTGCTTCTACGCCACCTCTACCAACTCCAGCCCCTGCACGTTCGTCCGCGCGAGATCCGTGGCCTGCGCCCAGTTGCCCCGGAACGCTACCGTGACGCGCCCCTGCGTGTTGCTGCCCGTGGGATCGTAGTTACTGCCAATCTGCTGCCCGGACGCCACGTCGAAGGGATTGTAAAAGACGAAGGGCGTCAGCCCGCCGTTTTGAGAGACCCAGAAGGTGTACAGCGCCGAGAGCAGCGATGAACTCAGTCGTTTGCTGAGATGGAATGTCCGCCGCGAAGTCTGCGCAAGTTGCGACCGCTGAATCGTGCCGTCGTGAAACTGGTTCTGGAGTTGAGCGTATTCCCGCAGTTCTGTGAACGCGGTGCAGAGCGATGCTGGCATCACCCCGTTTGGCGTGGACCCGATGAGATTGCCCGGCATGATCACGACACCGTCAATCCGGGCACCTGCATGTTGGCCGACTGCTGCGTGCGCCCGTAACTCGAATACTGCGCGGCCATCGCCTGGTCGGTCACGAACTGCGGCGTCACGAACTGGCCGGTCATGAAGTTCGCGGCGTCACTACCGCTGACGTTCATCGAAAGGTACGTCGCGCCGGTGCCGCCCGACGTGTTCGGGCCTCCGGGCGTCGGGTAGGTTCCCGATGCGATCCCGCCGAGCGTCGGGATGTTCGAGGCGTAGGTGTGAGCCTGTCCGTCCTGGTAGCTGGCCTGCTGATAGAGGTTGCCTCCCTGCTCCACCAGACTCCCGGCGTAGGGCGTCGTGGCCGACAGCGGCATCTTCTGGCCCGTGGCTTCTGAGTACAGCATCACCAGTTGGCGAACACTCGGCGACCGCACGGCCACCGCGATATCGCCGCCGAATTGCGACTGCGCAATCTGCACCACCTGCTTGATCGTGCCGCTGTTCTGTGGAATGTCCACGCCGTAAATGCTCTTGATATCGTCGTGGGCCTTCCTCGGCGGCGACTCTATGCCCAGAAGTTTTTCAGTCATCCCGGCGGTGAACCCCGCAGCCGCTCCAATCGCGGCACCCCACGGCCCGCCGATCTGCTCGCCGATCAAGGCGCCTCCGGCTGTATCTTCAAGCGAGCCGGTCCACGTGCCGCGTTGCGATCCGAAAAGGCCGCTGGTCGCGAGCATCATCCCGGCGGCACCGGCTGCGGGAGACTTCGCAACGCCCTGCACGCCGCCCCAGAAGTTGCTGTCGGAAGCGTTCCACGCGTCCTGGTTCCAGACCGTGCCCTTCAGGTTAGAGAGCGCCTTCGTGACGCCACCCTTGCCGAAGAGGCTGTAAAGACCTGACGTGCCGCCCTTGGAGTTCGAACCCAGAATCGTTGCGAGCGGGTTCATGCCGCCACTGGCATGCGTGCCCATCGGAAGGCTCATCATGTCGCCAACACTCGGGGTTGAAGCCGGAGCCGACCCGCCTGTGACGATTGACGGAAGCGAGACTTCGCTATGACCGGACAGGACCGGGACGCTCACTCCAGTGGACCCGGATACGGACGCCGGTGCCGAGATCGACGGAACGGAGACTCCGGGTAGTCCGGCGGTTCCACCGGCTACTGACGGAGCCGCGATCCCCATACCTGCGGCGAGGATCGCTGTCAAACTGGCCATCACCGCGCTGTTCTGCATGGTCGCCGCCGTGTTCATGTCCGTGGAAACGCGCACCGGGTCCTTAGAGTCCTTCGATGCCCCGCGCAGCAAGCCGTTGATGCCACTCTTTCCGTCCGCCCCGTAGATGATCGGATGCAGCACATTCGCCGCCGCGCCGCTCAGCGTCTCAGTTATGGGCTTCAGCACCGCGGAGTGGATCGTGTTCAGCAGATCTTTGCCGAATTGCGCAGGCTTCGTGAACAGAACGTCGATCAGCCTTTCAGCCTGTTTCTGCAAGCCGTCGAATTGGGCCTGTAGCTCCTGCTCGCGCTTCTGCTGCATCTGCGCCTGCTTTTCTTCGAACTGATCCTGTGCCTGAGCCAGCGCAGTGTACAGATCCTTCTGCGCCTGCGCCGCCATTACTGTCCGCTTCGCCGCGTTCTCTTCTTTGGAAATCCGCGCCGCCTCGATCTCGGCTAACTGGACCGCCAGATCGATTTTGGTCTCATACGCCTGCCGTGCTGCCGCCTCTTCCTTTCGAGCCAATTCCTGTTGTCGTTGCGCCTGAGACATCGCTGCCGGAGTATCCGTGCCGGAAGTCAGTTCGGCCATGCGCGTCGCTCCGGCGGCGCGGCGCTTCAGTTCTTCGCGTTGCGCATCAACGCCGATGTCTTCGATCCGTTCCTGCGCCGCGAAGCCCTCTTCCCACTCCTTCATCTGCTCTTTCGAAGGCATCATGAGCGCGATCATCTTTTGCCGCTGTTCGGCATCGTGCTTCGCGGCGTACTTCTCAAACTCCTCATCGTTCTTCTTGTACAGGACATCCGCCTGCTGGTCCGCCGACTTCCGAATCGCGGCCACTTGAGACTCCGAGGCCTTCACCTTCTCGGCCTGCTTCAAAAGCTGGTCGCGCTGATAGTAGATTTTCTCGATGGCGGTCAGCTCTGCTTCATCGCCCTTCTTCTCGAATTCGGTCGCCTGCCGCTGCCACTCGTTGAGCTCCTTCGCGGCTTCCGTGCGGGCCTTAATATTCGCGATGGTCTGGCGTTCCTCGCCAATCTGTTTCAGAACCGGTGCGTTTACCGATGGCATGACGCCGGTCTTCAGTTGGGACTCAAGGTCGGCCAGTTTCTTCTCCGCTGTCTCCAACTGCTTACCGTTCTCGGTTGCCGCCTTCGCCGCCGCCACCATTTGATCGTTGCGCGCAATGGCTGCTTGTTCGTCGGAGTGCGCCTTGCGGGACATCGACGCGCCATATCCCCAGCCTTCCGTTTCCCCCATCTCGATGTCGGTAGCCGTTGGTTTCCCGCCGAACAGCTTCTGCCCGAGGATCTTCCCAGGCAGCGTCATCATGTCCGAGGCAATGCCGAGCCATTTGAACGTGACCGAGACCGTAGCAGCGAGTGGCTCCTTGATGCTGCGGGTGAACCGTTCCCAAGCCATCTCCACTTCGGTCACTTCGCGCTGGTATTCCGTGAAGCGCTTTACGTCGCCCTCGCTCGGGCCGTATCCCTTTTGGCGGGCGATATCGAGATTTTCGGTAAGTTCCGCGATGACCGGGACCGCCTCCACGCCCGCGCGTTTGAAAAGCGCAAGTGCGGCCGCGTCGCGCTCAAAACCAGCGGGCAGCCGATTCAGGCCCTCCGCGATCTCTTCCAGTACCTGCGCCGTCGGCTTGAGCGCGCCCGTGTGCGCGTCCACCATGGTGACGCCGATCCGCTGCAAGGTAGTGCGGGCTTTCTCGCCTTCCTTCGACGTATCGTCGGCTGCCTCTGACAGCCCGCGCATCATCCGCTCGAAGATCGTGGTGTCCTGGCCCGCTGCGCGCGCCGCAAAGCCAAACTGCCCGACCTCCTTCGCGGTCAGGCCCGTCCGCAGTTCCACATCCCTGATTCGCACTCCGTATTCGCCGAGGCTCTTGGCTGCCTCGAACCCGGCAAGAGCGATGCCTGTGAGGACGGTGACGCCGGCCGCAATCGCTCCGCCGAATGGTCCCATGGCGGTCAACAGGCTGGTAACCGCGCTTTTCGCGCTCGCGAGCGGGCTTTCGATGAACTGCTTGATCTTCTCGCCGAACCCCTCGAACTTCGCCTCGGAGTCGATCTTCTTCTGCTCGGTGACCATCCTTTCGTAGGATTTGGTGATCGCGTCGATGGCCTGGGGCTCGCGGCTGTACCGCTGGAGAAGCTGGTCACGCTGACTGATCAGCTTGTCCACACCGCTCTTGCCGTAGGTCTCGGCCTGCTTTTCGAGAGAGGCGACAAGGCGCTGGACGCTGGTCCGCGTCTGATCCGAAATGCGGATCACCTTGCCGTGGGACGACTCGGATTTTTTCTCGAAACTGTCGAGCGCGGTGTTGGCGCGTCCGACTGATTCGAGTACCGGCGTGTCTTCGGCTTCGAGGATTACGCGCTCTGCCTGGTCTGCCATTTCACGCTGCCTTGAGCATCACGATGGGACGAGCCTGGAACGCCGCGAGGACGGCCTCGCGGTCACGCGGCGATACGCCCCACTGGCGCTCGCGGCGATTGTTGTAGAAGGCAATTTGCGAAGCCGTCTGGCTCCGGCCCGGAAGGGCCTCGTCGAGGAACCCGATTGCCGCGCGGTTCTCGTTCGCGGTCAGGACCTTGAGGCACCGCAGGGTGTGACCGCTCCAGGTCCAGTCGCGGACGGGTCGGAGACCACGCGTCGCCTTATAGTCCGGGTAGCCGCGACGACCGGCAAGCCCGGGCTTCAGCGGTGCGGCCGCCTGATCGTAGATGTTCTGCCCGCTCTGGATGCGCGCCCGGATCGAATCCGCCAGCACCTGAGCGAAGCCCTGCATCTCGGTCGCAGTGTACGGCGAATACACGAAGCGAGCGTGCTTGATGGTAGTTTGGAATCTGGCCATGGTTACGCTCTGCGACCGGCAGATCTGGAACACAACGTGGCGGTATACTCATCTGCCATGTTTAAGGCAGCCAAAGGAAATCTGGGCTAACGAAAGCCTGGTCACGTTCACCTATGTCAGAACTGCTAACACGCATCCGGGCCGACATCGAGAAGGACCCCTATTACAAGGACAACTTTGCGAATGATGGCGAGCGCTTCCTCGCCTGGTATCTGCGCAACATCTACCAGCGCACAGCTGTCGAGGCCCGGCAGGACATAACTGACGGTCAAAACGACAAGGAGATCGACGCCGTCATCGTCGACGATGAAAAGCGTAAGGTATTCATTTTCCAGGGCAAGTTCTTCACCGAGACATCAGTTGACGGCGGTCCGATTCAGGAAATCCTCACTGCCTGGCTGCGGATACAAGATGTACCGTCTCTTCAGGAGGCGGCGAATGCAAAATTGCGTCCTAAGCTCGAAGCCGTAGCCGAAGCGCTCAAGGACGACTATGAGGTCGTGTTCGAATTGGTGACGACCGGCTCGCTTACGAGCGCTGCCCGGAGTGACTGGGATTCGTTCCAGAACCAGATTGCCGAGTTTGAACATCCAGAATCGAGCATTACCTTAGTCGATTCTGCCGCGATCAAGGCTCGATGGGATGAGGCACTAACTCAGGAGCTACCCAAGCTGGCCCATACCTTCGCTCTCCAAGACGGGCGATACTTGTCGATGGAAATCGGCGGGGTCAAGACAGTCCTCGCCGCCGTCCCCCTCTCAGAGTGCGTGAAGATTCCGGGCATCAGCGACGGACGACTCTTCCGAAAGAACGTGCGCCAGTCCCTTGGCTTGAGCAACAAAGTTAACAAAGGCCTCAAGCAAACGATTCAGAGCGACACGCCACAGTACTTCTTTCTTTTTCACAACGGCATCACGGCGCTATGCGAGAAACTGACGATTGATGAAACAAAACACAGCCTTATTCTCAACGGTATTTCGGTCGTGAATGGCTGTCAGTCATTGACTACCATTCTCGCCTGCTCCGAAAAGGCCAAGAATGCCCCAAACGCCCAAGTCCTTTTCCGCTTCTATGAGATTCCACAGAAGGACCTCGCGGACAAAATCAGCATTTACACAAACTCTCAGAGCGCGGTGAAAGCCCGTGATCTAAGGAGCAACGACAAGCGCGTGATCGCGATCAAGCGCGCCTATGAAGCACGCTATCCGCAGGGCTTTTTTATCGCCAAACGTGGCGAGGAGCGCCCAGCCGACAAGGCTCAGGAGCAAACGGTGGACATTGTTGATCTCGCTCGCTCTCTAGCCGCGTGGCATCTCCGCCTGCCGATCATAGCGGGTAACGAAAACCGGCTTTTCGACAAGCACTTCGAGCAACTATTTCGGCCCGATTACCCAGCCGACGACATTGACGCTTTGAACCGCTGGTCGCGGCGGATCGACGCGTTGTGGAATTCAGGAACGCTGAATCTTAACGACCAACTGCTTGCCACCCGGGCCCAAGCCAAGCACCAGTTACTCTATGCGGTGCAATTGTCGTTTTGTGCAGCGAGCAAGCAGCTCGACAAAATTCCAGCGCCTTCCGCAACATTGCCAGCCTTCACGGCAGCTGCTGACGCGATCATAACCAACGCCGCTGTCGGTTTTGAAAATGCATTTCAGAGCGCTGTCCAAGAGTATTCAGCTAGCGGCAAGGTCTTTAGCCCGCAGAACTGGCTCAAATCGAAAGACAGTCTCACGAAAACGCAGGCGTCGATCTCGATGCTGATCAACATGCTTCAGAACATGCCTGGTGGGGCGGCACTCAAGGCAACCTTGACGCTTAAACCCGAGCTTTTCGGATTACGGTGGTCCAGCGATTAATCGCCCTCGGCTAATCTCAAATCCCAGCGGAGTCGGCAAACGGAACTCATCCGCTACCGTGAAGCGGTTCTGTTCCCGCCATTCCCGCTATTGATTCGTTCCTGCCGCTCGACTTCGATCAGTTCCAGCACCCGGAATTCCTCCTCCGTGATATCCGCCAGCGTGATCGTGAGGCCGATGTTCTTCGCGCTCAGAATGCGGAAGCACCGTCGCACGAGTCCACCGTTCAGCGTATCCATCGCCTCTTCGAGCAGGTTTCTCGGGCACCCCGGCCCGTGGCCGACATCGATGCCCTTCCAGTCCGCACCGCAGGCGGGGCAGCCGTCCAACTCCGTCTGCGCCGAGTAGCTGCACTTGCGGCAGCGGAAGACGCGGTCGGGACACTCTTCGTCAGGCCCGCACAGCGCACCCTGATGCAACACTGACCGGATCAGGAAGCGAACGCCCGGGTCTTCCGGCCAGTCGCCGGGCGCGCCTATTCCGAGTCTTCATCTGCCTCGATGGCCAGTTGCGCGATCACCTCGGACACCGCAGCCGACTTGTGGACAATCGGCACCGCACCGGTGTAGCCGTCGTGCGAGATGTGCAGCTTGTCGTAGAGCGCGCCGCTCGGCTCCAGAAACGCCCGCGTCTCAATCGACCGCCGCGCCGCCACGACGCTGGTCGAAGCCCGCTCGTGGTCCTGCATCTCTTTTGCGGTCGGCATTCGCAGCACGTGAACCACGCGCGCGCCAGGGACCTTCATCTCGATCCGGTAATTGATCCCTTCGCGCTCGACATTAGCCACGGCGCACCGCTCAACGCGGCCGATCACCATTCCCGCCTCGGCATCATCGAACTCCGGGCCGTCTTTGTCGGTGCGAATCTTCGCGAACAGTTCAGCGTTGATCTTCGGCAGGCCAAGGTCCTCGCTCTGCGACTTTCCGCGCCCGAGAAAATGCCGAACGGTGCGCTGCGCGCGCGCCCAATCACACCATTCCTGGTCAGATGGGAACCTCACCTCGCAGCGTTTCTCGCCGCCCGAGAGTATCGGCACCACCACCGTTTTCGTTCCGTCAAAAACAGGCTTCGTCGTCTCTTCCATCGCGTCCTCTCTTACTGGCAGATATGGCCAGTGGTGCTCAGAATCACGGCACTGAAGATGCCGTTCGTGCTGTTGTACATCGGCTCGCCGGTCACCGATACCGTCACGATGCCGTCCACATCCCCGATTTCCACTACCTTGAAGGCCATCTGCTGCCACGTGCCCGTGAAGGTGTCGTTAGAACCGTACGTCAGGCCCACAACAGCAGTGCCCGTGGTCAGTGCGAGCAACGTTGCGAGTTCTGTCGAACCGTGCTGGTACCGCGCCACGTAGGTAAACGTCGCCATGCGGTCGCCGATCTCGAAGCGGCCCTGCGTCGCGTAGCCGTCCTGAAGCGTGACACCGGGGAAGAAGCCAGGCCGGAAGTTGTTATCCCATCCCATGTCGAGCGAAACGAAGTTCTTGCTGGCCACGTAATCGACACCGTTGATCGTCAGCGTGAGGCTGGGCGACTGCATTTCGTGCCAGGTCATCGGCGCGGGCATGGTGACGGCGCTCGGCGTCGTGTAAAGCCCGCTGTGTACCAGATCCTCGGTAACGACCGCGCTCAGGCGTCCCGGCCCCTGCTTGATGGCGAGCTTCCATCCCTTCACTGCGCAGCCGGTGAAGAGTTGATCGAGGACCGCCGAGCCGCCCGGACGAATCTGCTGCACGAACTGGAAGTAGGGAAGCTCCAGCCCTGTGGAGTTCGTCGCCGGATTGATGGGCGTGATGGTGTACGTGTACGGCGCGGCCGAGCCGGTCACCACGACGCTGCCGAGACCGAAACCCAGCGCATGCGCGAGGATCTCGCTCGAAGCGGGGCGCTCGACGGTGTACGTGCCGTTGTCGTAATGCGACTTCCACTGCTGGGTCGGAAACTCGTGACCCTTGCCGATTTCCGTCCGGTCATCGTCGTTGACGACCTTCTGCGACCACGGCTTCTTGTTGAGGTTCGGCAGCCGCCAGTATCCGGGTGTGGTCGGAGCGGTCGAAATGCTCGCCTGGACGGCATAGCCGAGACCAATCAGTAGTTCGTTCAGATTTGCCATTTCACTTTTCCTCTTCCGCCTGCTCGTGCTGGTGTGGTTCCTGTGCAACCGACGGCTGCGTGACCGGTTCCTGAATCTGGACCTGATGCCAACCTTCGACCATCAACGGCACGAGGTCCTTGTTCGGATCGTTCACCACAACTTCTTTCACGTCGCCCGCGGGCGACTCCATGAAGATCTTGATCTGCATTGCTGCCTCTACGGGTTTTGAGATTCGATGAGGTTCGCCCGAACCTCGAAGTATTCGAACGTGGCTCCATCCGCGCTGATGACGACCGTGTTGCGCTGCGCCGAGGGCAGGTAGAAATCCATCGGTTCGCAGTTGGCGTCAACCGGCGTGTGCAGCATGCTGAGACTTCCGCTCGATGGAACGTCGTTGACGAGCCAGTTGAAGATGTCCTCGTAGCCGACGCTCGCACTTTCGGGCGCACGCAGGTACAACGAGAACTCGTGAACGAACACGAGAGCGCTGCCGAGCCTGCCGGGCCGCGTACCCTGCCACGCGATCAGGATCGAACCGGGCGGCATCGACAGGATTGCCAGCCGAATGTTGTTCTCCGTCTGCTGCCCGAAGACGGTGGCGTTCTCGGTGTAGTACTGGATGCGGCTGCCGTCACCGATCGCCGCGACCAGATTCGGCAGAGTTCGCAGCGCGGTCACCCACTCGCCGAGGATTGTTTTCGGATTGATCACAGAAGTCTCAGGTTGCTCGCTGCAACAGCGCGAGGGCGATCATCCCGTAGGCGTCGGGCTGGCGCACAGTCGTCACTGTGTACTGCGCGCCCCACGCGGTTACCCAATCGCCCTTTACCGGCGGATTCGGGAGATCCGGCGGATTCACCGAGATCTCTTCGAAGTTCGCCAGCGCGCCCGACTCCTCCCGCACGCGGGCGTGCCGGACTACAGTGATGGTCAGTGGATCGCCCACCGCAGTTCCGGCCTGCACGGGTTGGTACACGACCGGCTCGCCGAACGTTTGCTGCATGACGACATTCGCCGCCGCGTCGATTGCCGACCAACTGGACATCAGGGTTACCCGAGCGTGATGACGCTGTAGTACGCGGTCACGACCAGCGTGCCGTTGCCGGTGGCGAACGCAGCCGTGCCGTTGGTGATATCGATGCCGGTCGCCGCCGGGGGCTGATAAGCCGCCGAAGGAGGAGCCAGAACGTTGACGCTCGCGGTGCCGCTGTTCACGGTCGCCGCCGCGAGGTTGCCCGCATGCGGATTGATGCTCGTCCCGTGATACTGGAACGTCACCGCACCGCCGCCGGTGAAATTCGTTCCACCCGGTTTCGTCTGAATCACGAACTGATCGGGCACCACGACCTGGCCCGCAAGCGGCGCGGGAATGATATTCACCGGCGTGCCGTTCATGGCCTCGATCTGCGCGGCGGTCAATACGACCGTGATCTTCTGCAACAGGCCGGGGTCCATGTCCGACGAAGTCACCAGACCGATGGAGCAGAGATTCAATCGCACGCGAACAGTCGCGTCGCCGGTCAGTCCGCCCGGTGCGTTGACGCCACTGGCCTGGCAAAGGTCGGCAACGCCGATCTCGCGGTTGCCGGGAGTCGTGGAAGGCGATGCGGGTGGAGCGGACGTAGCCACGAGGTTGACGTTGTCCCAGTAAACCTTGTCGCCGGGATTGAACGCGCTGCCATCCTTCGCGAGGTCGTAAACTCCCCACGTGACGATCTCCAGCGACGCGCCCGAAGCCGCGCTGAAGACCGCGACGCCGAAGATGTTTCCGGCAAGAACGCCCTGCCCGGTAACGACCGTGTAGGGCGCAGTGACGGTGAGGGTTTCCCCTCGGTGTACGTAATTCTGCATGATCTGTTCTCCTTTTTCCTGTTGAGCTTTCTATGCGCCCGCGCTCTTTTGCAGGCCGCGATAATCGATTGCCGCCGCGCCGAAGTCCATGCGCGCCTTGATCTCGACGCCGTCCACTTCGAAGCCCTGCCGGGTCTCGATGTACACGCCCTGCTGGCCTTCGAGGTAGCAGTATTCCAGCGTGTCGATCAGCGCGGGATCGGTGAACAGGAACCAGTTGGTCGCGGTGCCGGTCGAGTTATCGAGACGCGGCTCAACAACCGGAACCAGCGAACGGACCCACTCCGGCACCACCTTCGTCTGGTCCGACGAGGCGATGTTGATCGGGTAGATCAACTGGAGGGCGTAGGTTTCGAGCGACGGAGGCACCGCCATGAAGCGCGGCACCAGGTCGAGCGGTGTTCCCTGTGGAGCCTTCTGGAGCCGCATCTGCACGCGGGCTTTGGCCAGCGCGGTCAGCGGAGCGGAACTGGTCACGGTGGGATCGATGCTGCTGGCCACGCCGCTGAGCAGGTTGCTGTGAGCCGTGTGGAAGATCGCCTTGCCGTCGAGCGTCATCACCGGGTTGCTGGTGATGAGTCCCCAGACCGTGTTCGATTCAAGCTGCGCGGCCGCCACGCCCAGAATCGCGGGGATGCGCGTCATGGCCTGAAGATCGTCGTTGATGATGACCTTGCGCGTGATGGCCACGACCTCGCCGAACGTCTGGAGCGAGTAGTTCGTGTTCATGTCGGTGAGGTTCGCCCGGTGGTA